TCCACCGCCACGCATCTTCTTGGCTCGTTTAGCCATGCCACCAGCCTTCATCTTCTTAACTCGTTTAGCTTTGCCGCCAGCCATCATTTTCTTAGCTGCTTTCTTTTTACCCGCCATAGTGTATTCTCCTATAAGACTGTCTTTTTAAAACTGTATCTTTGTAGTACTCTTCATCCCAGTTATCATAGTATCCTTGTTTGTTTAAATTTTCAGAAGCTTCTTCTAACTTACTAAACAGTTGTATAAGAACCATAAAGAACTCGTTCTCTGTTTCTAAGTTATCTTCTAAAAACTCTACTTCTTCACTATCATCATAAGGATGAAAAGGCATTAAGTAAACATCGTCTCTTACAAAGGTATGGTTTAACGCTTCAACATAACATACAAGTTCGTAAGCATCTAGTTCAAAGTCAGAGCAAGCAACAACAATTAAATCTTTATTTTGTTCTTTAAATGTTCTTGCAGCAACTGTTAGTTTATCTAAAAAATTGTTTGCTTTTTTTACTTCTACAACTTTTACTTTACCACTAAGCCTAGCTTTTCTTGCGTAAGGACAAAGAATCCAACCGCCTAGTTTTTTACTTTTTTTCTCTACAAAGTTTTCAGACCATTCAAATATTTCTTCGGTAATAGTTTTCATTAGAATTTAAATACTATGTACAGGATAAGAAGATTATCTAGCAAATCAACATTTAATGTCAAGCGTTCGTTCACTAGTTTTTGTATCCACCTCCTGCTGCTTTGTATTCTTTTGCCAGCATCTGCGCTTTTCTTGCTGACCATTGACCCGGTTTACCACCCTTTCCACCCGCCTTAATTTTGTTAAATAGGCGTTTACGTAAAGATGGTTTAGTGTAGTTTCCAGCCTCATTGACTTTACTCTTTTTCTTTACAGGGGATTTTGACGATCCAGCCATACTTATCTACTCCTATTGAGTAACACTTTATTGTGCGTTTGCTAATGTAATCATGCGGCTGCACTACGTAGACATATAAATCTTTATAAGAAGTAAGAGAATGCGCTGGTTTTTTTCTTGGTAGTTTGTGATACTGTGGTTTAGCGCGAGGTTTGGGAACTGTTTTTATAAGAGATGTTTTGTCGTATCTTTCAAATAACTCAAGCTCTAATATGCGTATGTATTGTTTTATTACAATATTAGAATCATAAGCTAAAGCGTTAAAAGAAAATAAAACTAAACAAGCAAATAAGGTAAGCCCTTTAAGTACGGGCTGGTTTACGAGAAGGTGCATACACACGTCCACCCGCTTGCATCATCTGTTTAGGTTTCTTAGTTGACATTCCACCGTACATCATTTTCTTCTTCATGTCGTTTGCGCTTTTTCCGTCAGCGGCAAACGATGGGACTACTTGTCCATTTACTTTAGTCATTGGCATTTTCATTAGTTAGCCCTTTCGATGTTTTTGTGATTTAGGTGGAGACTTTGTTGATCCGCCTTTGCCAGACCAAAACATTTTATTAGCCCAGTAAGCAGCAGAGGTTTTTCCTCTTGCTATATTTTTACCATGCCTAGCCTTAAAAGATTTACGTGCTTCTGGAGAATAGTTATGCCCCATCTTCTGATCACCAAAACGAATAATCTTAACGCTTCCCCCATCACGAACAGCTACTACAGCCTTTTTAGTTTTATGGCTGGGTGTTCGCTTTGGTTTACTAAGACCAGAAAGCCCATATCTTTTAAGCTTTTTCTTTTCAGATTCACTAAGAGCCAATTTCAAATACCTTTGGTTTAAGTTCTTCTGGTATTACTTTCTCAAGCATAATAGTAAGAACACCGTTTTTAAGATTAACACTGGTTACTTCAGTGTACTGTGCTAGATGAAAAACTTTTGTAAAAGATCGACTAGCAAGATTTCTAATAATAGTTTCTTTTTCACTACACACACAGTTTTGTTTATTACAGGTACACGTTTTCTTTTCTTCTTTTTTCTGAGCAGAGATTTTTAATTTAGCGTCATCAAGACTTACAACAATCTCGTCCTTTTCAAAACCAGCAACTGCAATTTCTAGGGTGTAGGTATCTACTGTTTTATAAATATTATAGGGCGGGTAATTAGATTTATTCGCAGTATTAAAAATAGTATCAAAACCAATGAGCGCATTCCATAATTCATTTGTCATTTTTTTTCTCCTTCTATAAGTAAGATTATACAGCATAACTCACTAAAAGTCAAGTCTACTGTTTACTCCACTCTCGGCGTATATACTTTTGTAACAATACGCTTTTTATGAGTAGGTCTTTTTTAGATTGATCTGGAGTATCTTTAACTAAAGACTTTCCAATTTGTACTACATCGTTAAGATGTTTTAGCATATAGGCTTGTTCAAAACTAATGTTAGAAGAAAACCAGCCAATAATATTTTGTCGTGTACCTTTAGTAACTTCTTGAACCGCATGCGGATACATAACGGGAAATACTATAATCTCTCCAGTATGCAGCTTGTGTGCTACTCGGCCACCATCACCATCAATTACAAACTCACCACCCTCGTAGTCGTTATTAAGAGCAATTGAAAACCCAAAGTTGTTTGCCATTCCGGTCATAGAGTTTTCAAAAGGGTCTACATGAAAGTCGTAAAAATCTCCGGGGCCGTACTTGTTAACAATTTGCATGTTAACCATAGAAGGATTATAAATATTGTTAAGTGTTGTATTAGAAAGAAATACGCCTGATATATACTTTCCTAAAACTGTGTCAACAGGCGTTTCTTTATTTTCTTTAATGTTGTATAGCTTGCTTATGTTTTGCGTTTGCTTTCCATCAGCGTAGCTAACCTCATTAAGTTCTTTTTTACAAAATGCAATATCTTCGTCAGTCAATAATTGAAAAATCATTTTACTTACCCCACAACTTTTTTAGATACGTTTGAACTAAAGTAGACTTAACAAACATATCTTTATCTGTAGTCATCAGTGAGGCGTTAACTTCGTATAAATTTTTTAAAATAAATGATTGCTCGTAAGTAACATTAGAAGAAAACCAGCCAATAATATTTCTACGAATACCGCTCGAAATTTTATTGACAGCATGTGGATAAATAATAGGAAATATTGCAATTTCTCCTGAAAGAAGTTTGTGAGCAATTTGTCCTGCATCTGTTTGAAGTATAAACTCTCCACCTTCATAATCGCTATTTAAAGATATTGAAAACCCGTAATCAAAAAAAACATTATTTGATTTTGGCACTGCTTTAAAAGCATCTACGTGCATATCATAGTAATCGCCTTCTTCGTATTTGTTGTAAAAATTTACTGAAACACGATTGGGGCAGTAAACAGAATCAATGTAAGCATTGTTGTACAAAGTACTGACAAGGTGTTTTTTTATATCTTCTGGAACACCTGTCGTCTGTTCATTCTGCTTCATCTTGTAGTGTTTGTTAGTAGGCTGTGTTACACTGCCGCTTTGATACTTAACTTTATTTAATCCAACACTACACTTATTAACTTCTATTTCGTCTAGTAACTTTAAAAAAAACATATGTACCCCACAAATTGAACATAGCAAAAAGGGGCAGGGTTTTTATAAGGAACCCTGCAAAACCTTTAGACAGATTAAGTGCCCGTCGAAACCGTAGCGGATTCAACCGGATTCTTAGAAATGTCAACAAGAACAGCATGAGCGCGGAAACGCCAAGCAGTCGTCTTAGACGAACCAGCGTCGATCACAAGAAGATCAAGGGTGTCTGCTGCCGTAACTGCATTACTGTGAAGCGCCGTCGTGCTAAAGCCAGTGAAGCCAGTGGCATCAGAGTCGCCACCGTCAACAAGAGCATCAGCAGTCAATGCACCACTAGTAACACCAACGTCAAAAGTGATCTGTTCGTTGCCCGAAGCTTCGAGAACTTCGATAGCCCCACCAATAATCATCGTATCGGCAGGAAGATCAATCAACTGAACAATGTCACCTTGTTCTAGGTCCGTGTTATCAACTGCGTCGTAAACCGGCGAAGTAATAACATATGATTTGAGTGCACTAGCCGGATGACCGACAGTGCCCCCAGTTGAGGAAGTGCGATTATAAGTAGCCATTTTCTATGCCCTCCTTTAACTGTCTAGATCGGTTACACCGACGAGCGCGCCAGTAAAACCATCACCAGAACCACGGAGAACCTTACGTCCGAAAACGTGAAGGCCACGAACAATGTCAGCAAAGCTGTTAGGGTCGCGGACAACTTCAGTCTTGGCAATCGCAGAGGCAGTAGCAACTGCACTCATATGACCAGCAAGAGCAAAAGATTCTCCACTTGTAGCAACAGGACCAAAGGTCGCTGACGCTGCTGTCCCAAGTGAGCCAACAACCATCGCATTCGACTGATACAAAGTAAAGCCATGAATCTTACGATTGGTAACTTGACCATTCAGAAGAGGACTCATCGATTCACCCGTAACACTTGCATCCATCAATTTGGAATCAGCCTGACGAAGAACCTCGTAGAATTGCGGCGGAGCCACAAACCAACGATTCTCTTCAGGAACATCCTGTTCGTCAAGAAGACGAGCAAACTTAGCAATGTAATTAGCAAGCTCGTCACCAGTGTTGCCTGAAATAGCAGAACCAGCAGTACCGAGGCCACTACCAGCGGTAGCGTTGTCAGCAATAGCTTTTAGAACATTGTAGTCATAAGCCTTCTTGAGCGCGTATGCACCCGAAGAGGTAGCAAGAGCCTCAAAGTTTACGTGGCTCTGACGCTCTTCAATGTCGTCAACCTTAAAAGCGAAGTAGTTGCCCTGATCGACCGTGAGAGTAATCTCAGCGTCCGTCAAGTCTTGGGGGTTAACTGTAGCACCGCGAGTGTACGAAGAAACCGAGATCGTCGGCTCCTTAATAATCTTCACAGTGTCGCCAAAGTTTTCAATTTCTCCCGCATAGTCGGTATTGGTAATTGCTTCTGCAACCGATGCACGACGGAAGTATTTAAGAACCTTTTGGCTATAGATAGCTGGGACGAAATTACCGTTAGGTAGATTTTCGTAACCAGCCGAAACTGAGTAAGCCATAATAGTCTCCGTTAAAGTTTTTGGTTAAGGTCTAATTCTTCCTTCTCGATTAGCCTGTTCCAATTCTTTTTCTAATTTATCAAATTGGTCTGGGCGTAGGCGAGAAATTTCATCAGTAGTCCAGATACGATCAGTCTTAGTATTTGTGTCAACCTTGTTCTTTGTAGGAACAAAGTCAGCAGCTTTGTCGTTAGATTTTGACTGCTTCTTTCTGGACTTAACTAATCCCTTGTCAGCTTTATACAGATCAACAACACGAACAGCCCATTTAGAATCAGTATTGTTTTGAGTAATACCATTTGAAATAGAAGCGGGTTGCTCTTCTAACCATTGTAGAAACTCTTCTGTTTCTCGAAGTTCAAAAAAATCAGGATGAGCATTAGTAAGTTCTTTCTTAGCTTGCTCCTGAATTAACTGTACTTCTTTTTCTTTAAGCGAAGCAATCTCTTCTTCAAGCTGTTTGGATTTTTCTTCAGCTTGTTGAGCAGAAATTGTTTGCATCGCTTTGTAAACATCAGGATAGTCTTCCCTAAAAGATTCCATCTCTTGAGAAGTTGCACCTGCCGGTAAAGTTGGACTATCAAAGCTAGTAATTTTTGCTTCATACTCTTCTTTACTCTTTTTAAAGTCTTCTACTTTTTGATCATAATGTTTTTTCAAATCATCATAACGTTTTTTATAGTCGTGTGTTGCCTTACCAGATTTATCAGAATCAATAAACGAAGTAGCTTCTTTTTCTGAAGGGTCCGTTTCTTCCTCTGTTTCCTCTGAAGCGTCCTCTTCTAAAAGATTCTGCCTGTAGTCATTCTGATATGGTTTTCTTTCTTCATCGAGATTAGTCATGTATACCTCCTTGGGGCCAAAGTAAAAACTTTGGGTAGCCACGTTGGTTTGTTGTTGACGGGGCCAGCTTACGCTAGGTGGCCGTCAGTTAGTCGTCTACACCTGTTTTGAAAACTTCTGAAATAAAAGTAGCCCTTCGTCCGACCTGATCAGCCCATCGACTTCGGAGAACTTCTTCAGAAGCTTCTGTGTAGAAGCCATTCTTTAAATGCTCTAGTGTTTTCTTAAACTTCATTAAAGTTGGAGTACCTACATTGTACGCCAAGTTTAGTAAAGCTCGTTTGCGTGGATCGTTTAAGTCATCCCACCAAGGAATGTTTTGATCTAGCTCATCCATTAGATTATCAAGATCGTTGGTAGCTAGGTAGTAAGCTTCTTCCTCAGTGATACCGTTGTCTTCAAGATTACGGCCTAATCCAATTGTAAGTTTATCTGACGTACAGCGATAGGGTTTAAGTTCTAGTCCCTCAAAGTCTTTAAGCTGGTCAAAAAGAATTTCTAAATCCATTAGTAGTGCATTGCCTTACGTGGTGCATATACACGCCCACCTTTTTGCATTTCTATAGTTTTTGGTTTCTTTGGTAAAGTTGGTTCTTTCGTTCCCTCTGTACTCATGGAATCAAATATACGAAGTTCTTGAGGAGACATGTCAAGCAATTTATTCCCAAGTTTTGCTAAAGTTTCTTCTGAACTACCTCCTTCACGGCTTAAAGAAAGAAGTCTATTAATAATTTGTGTTTTACTTTCAGACATGTTATTCCTTTACTTAATAAACTTTTTAATACCACGTACACCAAAGCTTGCAGCTATTGACATATACACAGCGTATTGAAACCATTCGGGTGTTGAGTTAGACAGTACAAAAAAGCCTTGCTCAATGTGAACCTGAAGGCCGGGAATAAAGCAGCAAACAATTACTCCAATAAAAAGAATAGTCCATGCTTCATCTTTCCAAGAGTCATTGGAAGACTTAGCCATCGCCATTTCCCACTTACTCTCGTGTGTTGCAACTGTCTTTAAAACTTCTGCTTCAGCTTCTGCTTTAGCTTTTTTAACAACAGCTTTACTTTCAAGATGCGTGGACGCAACATTAAGTACACCACCAAGAAGATTGCCGACAATTCCTAAACCAATCATTGCTTATTTTTCTCATCTCTTTTACGCTTATCTTCCGCATCTTTTTTACGCTTAGAAGAATTAGTGTTCAAACCAGTAAGTATTTTTGCATATGCCATTGAACCAGCAAAAATAGGACTTACTGACATTAATTTAATAATTTGTTCTATAGATAAATCTTGCATAGCTTTGTATACAGCTTTATCTTCTCCTTGATTTTTATAAGATGCGTATCCTGACATTAATTCTGGATTTGTTTCTACAAGTCGATCAAACTCATCATCTAATGCTTCGTTAAAGTCCGAAGAATTAAAATATTTTTTAGAAACTCTTTCAAAATTAATTAAGCTTTCAGCAGTAATAGGCTCAACTTGGAATGCAGATACTGCACCTAGAGGGCCACCTCCAATTTGAGAAATGTTTTTATGCTTTGATTCAATATATGAAATACGAGAAAGATAATCTTTAATTTCTGTGTAGCTTAACTGTCTTCCACCACCAAAGCTAGGCTTACTTGCGGCAACAGTTTTAACAACATCCATAAGTTCAGTTGGAAATTTTTCTTCTTTAGAAAGAGTTTCATAAACTTTTAAATCATTAAGCGCACGTTTTCGTTTTTCAGGAGTAAGCACACCTGTATAATGTTTCCAAGTTGTATCTACAAACTGTACATCGTTAGGTCTAAAAACCTCTCGAACATCACCAATAAGCCCACGAGCATCTCCTGATTGACCCACACCTGATTGCAAAGGTTGTTTTTGTATATCTGGAACATTCACCGATTTAAACATTCCGCTGTTTGCATCAACAGCAACACCTAACTGAGCACTTGAAAGGTCTTGTTCACGATAGACATTTGTTAAAACATCTTCCATAATTTCTGTACGAATGCGAACAATATCTTCATCCGTTGGCTCTTGTCCTGCTGCATCCATTTTT